GCTCTGGCAATCCGCCAGGCGTTAATTTATCTACCATTTTTTAGGTTCCCTTAAATGCTCATCATTTCTACCCACTAAAGTTGGCTCAATCTGACGCTCGTTTGTAATTATTTCGCTAGATTTTCTTGTAATTAATCCATTCTTTTCGTTAACTACTATTATTGGATCATCTAAACGATGATACCCATATAATTTCTCATAATCTGGTACATTTGTATCTAGTAATCCACTAGATCCTGCAATACCAACTCTTATACCCAAATCGCTTGCTTTTGCAAGCCAATATTCAACGCATGCTCTTCCAGATTCTGCAAAGTGTAAATTTCCTTTGTAGCTAAAATCTACACCATACATATTTATTTGGCCTACATTATTCCAAACGGCAAAAGCTACTGCATAAGCAACTGTATTGTTTAAATAATGACAATTTAAAGAAGATAAAACTTCATTAATTGGGTATTCTACCAAGTTTTCACAACGATCATCTAACTCACAAGTGTAGATAGGTTTATTGCCGTTTTCTAAAACATCAAGCATTCCACTTGTTTGATTTCCTGCATTTTCAGTATCATAAAAACGACTAGCGGGATCCATCATAAAAACTCTATCGTGAAATATAACAGATGCTACTGAGTTAATAGCCCAAACTTCATCAAAATGAGTGCCGTGTGATTTTGCTAGATTATAATCAAACCAACTATTTCCAAGACCGACTATAGCAACAGTTTTGCTTTCAAGCTCTTTAATTGGCTCCATATCTTCTCCATTTTAAATTTAACTAATTTGACTTCTTAAAGAATCATATCTGTATTCGTCTTTTCTGCCCCTTGCTTCCGCTAGGTTTTTTAACCTAGCAACTTCTTGATTAAATCTAGTTTCGTATAAAGTAATTAACTCTGGCTCGCCTTTCATAAATGTATAGGCTTCAATTAAACTACCGTAAAGCAAAGCGTTTTTTGCATTCTGAGACATCCAAGTTCCCGTTGTTGAAGAGGTTAAACTTGATGGCTTATATAGATAATGAAGTTCAACCGAATAATCAGCATCTGGAACTGGAGAAACAATTAGAGTAGATCCATTGCTAGAAGCTGTAGAAAGCTCTTTGTCAAAATCTGCATAATATAAAGGTCTGTCCCTTTCTGAGCTTGTCGAAGCATCATTAGAGTATTCACGCATAAAGCTAGGATGTTTTTTATCTAAGTAATGATAGTCGCTGCTGCTATCTATAATTGCCAACGAAAAACTCATTTTAAAATCAGATGGAGCTGTCAAATAAGTGTTTCCAGTTGTTAAATTACCTGTTACGTTTTTTCTAAAAAAATCAAATTGAATTAACTCAAAAAGCCTTTCTTCGGCAATTTCAATCATATCGTTTAACGTAGCAACAAAAGTTGTTTCGTCGTTTTCAACATAATTTTGTATTAAAGTTTTTAGTTCGGTTAAAGTCATACTGTTATTGTAACCGCTCCAACACTTGCTGTCATTTCAGTTATTTCAAAGTTTGATCCAACATTTGCTGGATTCATAAAATTATTGTCTACCACAACCACAAAACCTTCGCCAAGCTCTTCGTCATTATTTGGTCTTGGATCATACAAAGCTTGAGGATCTGAAGGGGCGGTATGCGGATTTAATTGTGGGTGTTTAACCTCAAAACATTCTGGGCAAGTCTTTAAACCATTCCATTCTTTTTTAAGGTCTAGTAATTTATATTGAAAACCACACCTATCACAAAGAGCAATTGCAAATTTGGCGCTTGCGTAAGCCATTTTATATTCCTGCTATATAAGGCCTAACTTTAAAAGACGCCCTATCTTCGTCTTGGTCAGCAGCTCTTAAAAATTCTTCCTCGTAAAGTTGTTTTAAAAGCGTTGATTTTTCTGGCGCTCTTTTTAAAGAAATGTAATAAGCTAGTCCAGCAGCAAAACAAGGATAAAACCTAAACGGCATGTCCATAGTATTAGTTGCCTTATCAGCATCGTCCATTCTTACAAGTTTATTAAAAACCAATATATCAGTAGAATTTTCTGGAGAGGGCCAAACTTTAATAGATGGGGTTGATAATTTATCAAAGAAAAATTGAGTTGGCCTAGCTTTGGTTGTTTTGTTTGGAATATTAATATACTCACTTCTACTCAAACGATTCATAGAAATATCAGTTTGAGTTGAGTTAACGGTACGTCTAACAATCATATCTAATATATCAATCACATTAGAGTTTAAAGAATAGCTAGTTGTCCCCTCTGTAACAGTTTGCGTTGCCTGCTCTATAGTCCATTGGTTTAAACCACGATTAGCCCATTCTGCTAACATTAAGTTAATAGAACGTTTTGCAGTTTTTAGATCATAACCAGTTCTAAGTTCTAGACCGCATCTTTCAAAGGCCTCTTCTACGAACTCAGCTACATTTGGCTCAAAATCTGTGCTGCTGGATGTTGCCATTTATTTTTTCTTAGATTTTTTCTTAGATTTTTTCTTTGGGGGTCTTCCAATTTTTGATCCGTATGTTCCCTTGCCTCTTGGCATCTTTATTCCTCCTAAATTTTATTAATTAAAAAAACTTAATTTAGTATTCTTTTAAAATGGTTAAAACAATTACGTAAGAATCGCCACTAGCATGCCCTGTTGTTGTAAGTTGTATGTCGCCTGTTTTACCACTTCCAGAAGTATTTTGTAACCCGCCAAACTCCGAAAAGTCAAACGAATCGCTATACCCTGAGTTTAAATCAAGAGCAATAGTGTCTGTAGTTGCATCCCAAAGCAACTTAACGCTCATTCCAAAAGTTGTATAAACTATTTTTTCTATCTTACAACCTGTGCAAGTGGCTCCATCTGAACTTCTTGTAGATAGAGCACTTACATCGACTTTAGTAACGGCTGATTCACCTGTTCCATCAGAAGTGTTAGTAAGCTGTATAACTGCTTTTCTATCACCATCAAGTATGGTTGTTGAGGTTACTGCATCTGCCATAATTTACTCCTTAACTGTCAACAAATGGTGTAGCTAAAGTTCCATCTCCCATTAGGAATGCTTCAACAAACCATGTTGTTGTATTAACTCCTGTAAGTTTGATGAATCCACCTGTTAGCCATCCTTGCTCTATTTGGCCTAAATCAATAATATCGTTTGATGATGCTGGGTGGAAGTTGTCTGTTTCACCAATTTCACCTGTATCAAACAAGAAAGCAGTTCCTAAGAAACCATCTGTCCCATCAGTCGTAGCAGTTTTAATTTGTCCTGCGCCTGTAAAGGTTGTTTCTACAAGAAAAGTGTAATTAAGCCCTGCTGCGGGTGTTGGTAAAGTTACTACAATACCTGCGGCTCTATTAAAACCATACACCGTACCTGAATCTGCTGATGTTACAGTTTTAGTTGCTGCTGTAATAGATTCATAATCTTTTACAAGGTTAGTAGCGCCAGTCATTTTCATGGTACCAGTACCAGTAACATTACCGCTTGAATCTACATCAAAGTTTGTTGTTTCAGCACCAGTTGCCGCTGTAACAGTAATTTGTTCAAAACCGTTTTCAGATCTAACTGGTCCATTAAAGGTTGAATTTGCCATAATTTCCTCCTACGGAAAAAAATCTATCGTCTTGGCTTGTCTGCTAGGTCAGTCGATAGATAAATTAATAATCCTAGTCATTTGATTGTATAGGAATGTATTGATAAATGAAAGAATTAAACGTCTTGAGGAAAATTTTCTTTAGATTTTAAAATTTCTTCTCTGCATCTAAATAAGGCTTGATAAGAATCTTTAATTGAGGGATCTTTGCCAAACTCATCCATCATGTCTTTACCAATCATTTCAACTAAAGCAATAACAGTTGTCATTCTGCCATCTATATCTTTTATTTTTTGAATGTCTTTTGCTGTCATTGTTGATTCTTTTTTTTGTCTAATATTATAACCATCTAACCAGTTTTTTACATTAATTAGTTTTTTATTAAACTCTGGGTACATTTCCCAATCTCTTATTTCTTCTATATTTCGACCGCAACCTTGACACCTTTCGTCAAAGGGGGCCATAGACGTTGAACAACGCCCAGTACAGGGTGAGTTAGCTAAGCTAATGCTCATGTGTAAACCAGTATTCATATATATATACCTCGGTTTACCCAAATTCTACATCAAGAATAAAATTAAAGGTAGCTTTTTGTAGATTTTATTTTGAAACAAAAAAAGGGAGCCGAAGCTCCCTTTACCAAAAAAATTTGGATTTAGATACCTTCTGAACCGTAAATGGTTCTCCAGTTTGACCATCCAAATGAGTATCTTTCTCTAGCTTTGTAACGCATGTTACCAGTATCGAAATCGCCTTCTAAGGCTGTAGTCATTGGACTTCTCTGGAAGTGTTTTAATCCATCAGGACAATCTGTTTTTAAGAACCAAGCATCTGTATCTGTCAGATAATGGTTAACAACATATCCTTGAGGGATCATACCCATATTCTTAACAGCATTAACGTCATTGTCAGAAGATCCAGGTCTTAAATTAGACTGGAGAAGTCTGTCAGCAACGAATTGTAATGCTGGTGGAATAATTAACTTTTGCGCTTGAAGAGCAATTGTCAAATTTCTGTCGTCAACCATAGTTGAAACATTAATAAGAGCATCTTCTAATGAAGTCTCGTTCAAGTCGGCATAAGTTGAAGGTCTGTTACTAGCAGTTCCACCGCCACCCAAAGGATGAGCGTTGTTGATGAGTTCTTTCCCATCACCACCAGTATAACTGCTATCAAACGCATTGTTTAATGTTGCAGCAGATTTGACCTGTTTGGTATTTGCCATAGATCTAGCCAAGGCTTTTGTATACCTTGAACCAAGTCTATCGTAAAGGTTATCTTCAACTGCTTCTTCTGTAAGTGCAAAAGCTAAAGCAACAGTTTCGTGGCTGTAACGAGAAGTATAACCTTCAGTAGCGTTATCAAACGATACCCCAGATCCTTCTTGTTTTGTTTGGGCATTCCCAAAGCCAACGATCATTACTTCTTCTTCAAACGCTCTGTCAGAAGACTCAGTTTCGTAAATTTCTTCGTGTTCAGAATCATAACGAGCATATTCCATCCCAAAAAGGGCGTTCAATCCTGGTTCTAATTCTTTCGCTAATTGAGCTCTATTTATAGCCATGATTTACTCCTATTATGCTAGACCTGCGCCTTTTTGGCCGCAGATATGATTTTGAATAACAACTAAAACATTTGTGTTCGCCGAAGCAATATCTGAATTATCAGGATCTTCTGATATATCAATTGCCTTGATCGGTAACCCAGCTGTTGTAGCACCCGTTGTGACGTCTAGCTCTGCTCCTGAAAGTCCTGACTGAGTGCTTGAACTGTTTGTATAAACAATATCAAAATTTCCGAATAGATCAGCTATTGGGAAAGTGTCATCAGCTTGGATTTCAAAAACAACGTTAGGATCGTCCACTATAAAAGCGATAATATCCGAAGTATTTGTACTTGCTGGATAATATGCGCTAAATACTTGCTCGCCTGAAGATGGATCTGTGTACTGACATCCCATGAAAACTCCTACAATTGGAACGGTTCCGCCATCAGCGTGTATTTCTACAGTACCACCAGTAACTTGCGCCACCATGTCTCCTGTATAAATAGCCGTATCGTAATTTGCAGCAATTCTATAGCGACTTGTACCACCAGTCCAAGGTGAGCCACCCATCATTTTGACAGGTTTCATACCAAATGAAGCATCTTTATTTGCCATTTTATTTACCTTTAATTAAAAGTTAAGTTTAGTGAGAAAAAAAATTAATTTCTTTTACCACCGCCAAAAGTTACGCTTGAAGTTCTCTGAGGTTTTAACATCGGAGAACTTGGATCAGATTCCTTCATCAAATCATTGTCAATCGCGTCTTGTTGCGATTTTGCACGGTCAGAAAAGTAGGCGTTTCTTTCTTCGCGCGTTTCGTTTGGAATCTTAGCCAAAAGCAAACCACCCACAGATACAACACCAGCGTGCTTTCCATCATCAATCGAGGGAAGTTCAAAGTCTCCAATTTCTTCGATTCGCACTAGGTCGAAACCTTCGCGCAATCTAGACATTACATTCTTTTTATCCTCTTGACCGACAACTTCGGCTCTTATCCACCTGTAGGTATAACCTTCAGGTGATGGTGGTGTCTCCAACATAGATGGGGGACGCCAGGGTTTGCGAGCAGTATCTTTAGCTCGGGTTTCAGCAGAGCGCGGAGCTCTGTTATTTGTTTTTTTATCTTCAGTCATATCTATTACCTTTTAATATGCTTTGCGTATTCTTGAACTGGTACATTTAAACGACGAGCCATTTCGACTTCACTTTTAGTAAGTCTGACTCCTCGCTTTTTACCAGAACCACTCGATCTTCCAGCAGGTGCAACTGTTTGTTGCATTTTTGCTTGACTCTTAGCCTGTCCACCATCGTTAAACTTATGTGGAAACTCTGTCCTAATACGTTTGTCTATCTCATCATAGTACATTGTGTCGGAAGGATCAAACCCTTCTTCCTCAATTAATTTTTGATGAATGTTAAAAGCGGCTAAAGTCATTATTTCGTCTTGACCAAACCACTCGTTTTTTTCCGCCCAAGACTCTGCTGCAGGGTCTGCTTGCGGGGTCGGAGCTTGAACTTGTTGTTGAAATGTTTGTTGATTTAAAACCTCTTGATGTTGAGGCTCTTTTTCAATTTGCATTCTGTTATTGGCTAACTTACTTTCTTCAACAGTAATCTTGTCAAGAATTTCTTGGGCTTTTGTTACCTTGTCCCAGTCTTGTTCTTGATAAGCGCCTTTTAAAACAGTATTAGCTTGAGCTCTTTGAGATTTTAATCTATTTTCAGCCTCACCATAATAGCTTTGGTTTAATTGAGACGTACTGCTTTTTAAACTTTCGTTTTCAACTTGTAAGTTTTTTGCATACTCGTAAGCAGATTGAGCTGCACGCTCTTGCTCACGCATTTTTTTGGTTAAAGTAGCAATACGCTTTTGAACACCTTTTGAATAGTTTTCTAGCTCGTCCTGCTCTTCATCTTTTGTTGTTTCTTCCTCAGAAACATTTTCAATTGCGGCATCTGCTTCCTTTTGTTCCTCTTCAGAAACTTCAAGCTCTACAAACTCGCCTTCTTCAATCTGCTCCTCTGGAGCTTGATTGTTTTCTTCTTCTAGCATGAGTCCTCCTCACGTTTACAGCGTGACAATATCATCGGGATCTTGAATCGTCGCGATAACTTCGTCATCGTTAATAATACGGCATTCTGCATCATCGCCTAACTTAAAGCGAGCTCCAGCATACCGACCAATTAGCACCCATTGCTTCTCTTCACACCAAGGTGTGTCTCCAAACTTGTCTTTGTCTTTATAACAGAGCGGGCCCATTTTTATAACATAGGCCACAACTGAGGCCAAAGCCTCTCTGTCTACAGATTCTTTTGTTAATACAATTCCACCCTTAGAAACACCTCTGCCCCTGTAAGGAAGAATTAACATGCGCCATCCAGAAGGATTCGGCATTCTTTCAATAAGAGTTTTGTCTACCAAAGTAGGATCAAGCACTCTTTGCTCTGCGCTGACAAAAGCTTTGTCAACCTCAGAATCGCTTTCTTGTTTTTTGTTTTCAGCTACGTCTTTGTCTTTTTCTAATTCAGCAGCTATATGGTCAGGAACCAGCACCTTGTTCTTCGTCATTTTGTTCTATCCTCTCTAGCAATTCCCTAAGTTCTTCTTCTACGTCAACGAGGGAATTGTAACGCCCACGTAGATATTGATAATCTTCAAAAGATTGCACCCCATTGAGCATCTGACTCTGGGTGTCCTCTTTCTTCTCCTTTAGCCGCTTTTGTAATTGGTCAGCTACCCAAATAGTTGACATTAATAAATGCCAGAAAACTTACCGCCGAACTCGGCTGCTCCCATGCCTCGAGCTTTACCCTTACCCATTCCAGGTTTAGAGCTAGCATCTGCTGAAAAAGTTCCTGTCTTTGATTTAGACGGAACAGATCCTTTGTTGCCGTATGAAAGTTTGTTTTTTGTTACTTTAATATTTTTAGCCATTGTTTTATCCAAATTGATCGAACTGTTTTAATCCAATATCAATTAATTTTAGTTCTTTTTGTTGGTCAAGTCTATCTTGAGTTGTTTCGTCCTTCATTCTAGCAATATCTCGCTGAGCGTCAATACGTTCTCGGTCTATTTG